ATAAGCGATTGCTTCCCCACCACCATTCTTCTCCCATTTCTAAGAATTGTTGTTTGTCTTCGGTGGTGTGCAATACATTATATACGTAAACACTGGCCAGATTACCAGTGTAGTTTTGCATAATTCCTATGATTTCTTCTTCTCCGACCCTGCACAAACTTAGAAACGGAAATTTTTGTAATATTTCTGTAAATTGATTAGCCATCGAATATATTTAGTTCGCTGTTCGACAATATGAAAATCTAATAAATATAGCTATGAGCGATACATTTACATTATTAGACTATCCCCAACGGACCATATTGATATATGCCGATGGCTATAGCAGGACTAAAAACATGCCATTTAACATTACAAGAAAAACCATCTATAAGGGTGTTGACAATACTCTGGGCTTTGACATTAAAAATCAAGACCGTAAGCCAGTGAATTTACTGGGTAAGACAGTTGTAGTTAACTTGATGCAGGTTAGATCAGGTGAATTGATAGTACAACGTAGATCAACAGTAGTTGAAGCGGAGTACGGAGCCTGCGAAGTTACTATTTGGAGTAGTGACATTGTTCACTTGGATCCAGGCATATATCAAATGAGTGCAGTGGTGTATGATGAAAGTGGCATGGCCAAACCTTTATATGCTGACAACAATCGCAGAGCCACCATGGAAGTAGAAATAACAGATGGCGCATATCCTCGTTTTGAAAAGAGCATTGAATGTGCATTTAGTCAACTTGGACCAAGTTGGGTCAGCCAACCTATGCCAGGCAATTTGCAAAAGAACGACAGTAATCTATTACATACTATTCAAATTAAAGTTACCAATTTTACTGGCACAGTGCAGGCATTGGTCTGTTTAGACTATGATGCCAATGGAAATTACTTTCCTGTTAAGTTTGTCAATGATGCTCAGGTGGTTAAATTCATTCCTCCATATGATGTTCAATGGCCAGAGAAACCCGACGACCGTTGGCCTGATGGTACCATAGAAGGTTGGAACTTTATATCCAATGCTCGTTGGGTAAAAATACTTTATACTCCTGCCAGTAATAACACCGGAACCATTGACAAAGTTATCTACAGAAGTTAAAATAGTAGGGTCATGATGGCCTTACAAACACTATTACACAGCAGAATAACAGGAAAGCCCAGTCCCAAAGGATGGGTTAGCTTTAACTGTCCCATGTGCGTGGTCAATGGCCAAAGCAGGCCTGATACCAAGCATCGTGGCGGCCTACTGTTCAATCCTGATGGTGCAGTCAGCTACCACTGTTTCAACTGCAATTTTAAAACAAGCTGGACTGCTGGTAGAACACTAAGTTTTAAGATGCGTAAGTTCCTGCGTCAGCTAGGATTTGACGAAAGCGAAGTACAGCGTTTAAATTTAGAACTGCTCAGTCAAGCAGACATAGACACATTGGTGGCACGTGAACATGAGCCAGCTTGGCAACCCTCTTGGCCTGATTATAATTTAGAATTTGATGTGCGTCCTTTGGATACTGACTATAAGATTGACTATTTAAAGCAAAGACAAATATTGGATTTGGCAGTATGGTTAGAAACAGACACTGACTATGCTGGACTTAAGAATAGAGTTATCTTGCCTTTTACTTATGAAAACAAGCTAGTGGGCTTTACCAGCAGGTATATAGGCGAGTGCCCTCCAAAGTTAGCCAAGTATTATAAAAAGTCGCCAGCTGATTATGTCTATGGCTTGGACAATCAGCGGGATCAGCGTCAGTATGTGATCATAACAGAAGGCGAATTTGATGCACTGCTGACCAGTGGCTTGGCAATTGGCAGTAATAATTTAAGCGACCGTCAGGCACAACTGATAGAGGACTTAAATATAGAACCTATAGTTGTTCCTGACAAAGATAAAGCTGGCAGAGATTTAGTAGAACGTGCGGCAGACTATGGTTGGAGTGTAAGTTTTCCTGAATGGGAAAACTGCAAAGATGTCACTGATGCAGTGATCAAGTATGGAAGATTATTTGCAGTATACAGTATATTGCAAGCGGCTGAACACAGCCCAACAAAAATTAGACTAATGGGAAAGAGGTATTGTCAATGAATGAAGAAGTAAAAGAGTATCCAACAGATTTACAAAAACTATTTTTGGAGTTTTTGATCAGTGATAAAGAGTTACTGGCACGTTGTGCCAACGTATTAGATGATACACATTTTACAAGAAGCTTGCAAACAACTGCGGCATTTATCAAAGATTATGTAAACAAATACAGCGACTGTCCCAGTGTTGATCAGATCAAAGCAGTGACCAGTACAGAACTTAAAGTAGTACCCGGCAGTATAGAAACACATAAAGATTGGTTCTTAACAGAGTTTGAACAGTTTGCACGTCATAAAGCATTGGAAAAAGCTATTCTTAAAAGTGCAGACCTGCTGGACAAACAACGCTATGGTGAAGTTGAACGATTGATCAAAGATGCCAGTAGTGTGGGCTTGCCTAAGAGTTTTGGTACAGACTACTATGCAGATCCTATGGAACGACTAATGCGATTGAAAAATCAAAATGGCGGCATTAGTACAGGATGGAAAAGCATTGATGATAATCTGTATGGCGGCTTTAACAAAGGCGAACTTAATATCTTTGCTGGCGGATCTGGTGCAGGCAAGAGTTTGTTCTTGCAAAACTTGGCATTAAACTGGAGTCAATTGGGACACAATGGCGTTTACTTTAGTCTTGAACTTAGTGAAGGTCTGTGCAGTATGCGTATGGATGCCATGCTCATGGGTATTGCCACAAAAGAAATTTATAAAAACATTGACGAAGTAGACCTTAACATTAAGATGAAAGGTAAAAAAGCAGGCAAGATACAGGTAGTACAATTAACTGCTGGTGTCACCGTCAACGACTTAAAGTCTTGGATTAAAGAATTTCAAATTCAACAAAACAAAAAAATCGACTGGGTTATTGTTGACTATTTAGATTTGATGATGCCAGCTGGACAAAAGATCAGTGTAGCAGATTTGTTTATTAAAGATAAGTTAGTGTCTGAAGAACTTAGAGCAATGGCCACGCAGGGCAATTACTTGTTTTGTACAGCCAGTCAGTTGAATCGTGGTGCTGTGGAAACAGCAGACTTTGATCATAGCCACATTGCTGGTGGCCTAAGTAAGATTCAAACAGCTGACAATGTTATTGGTATTTTTAACAGTAGCAGTATGCGTGAGCGTCAACGTGTACAAATTCAGTTTATGAAAACACGTAGCAGTAGTGCAGTGGGAACTAAGGTTGAGTTGGAGTTTAATACAACCAGCTTGCGTATTACTGATTTAGATGAAGACAGTGCAGTGGTTCCAACAACTACAGATGTCATGTTTAATAACTTAAAACGACAAGTGCAACAAGAAAATACGCCACCCAAAGGGCAAGCATGGGAAAGGGCTACTGGAACTCCAGCATGGGAAAAGCCAGCGGCATCGGCCAGTAAAGAACCTCAAGTTGGATTGAGAACCATGGACTCCAATAACCGCTTGCAGAATATGCTTAAAAAAGTTTAATTACTTGAAGTCGCGAATACTGGCAGGAGCTTTAGCTGGCTCCTCTTCTTGATCTACAGTATTATCTATAGGCTCTGCAACCTGAGCAGTATCATCTGGCTGTTCAGCTGACTTTTGATCTTTAACCAAGTCAGTTTTTAAACGTTGGAATAAAGTATTGTCTTGAGCTACATAACCCAATACTGTTTCCAACAAGTCCATTAGTGCAGTCATTTGTTGAATATTTGGGCGACGATTCATGTACAATGCACGTACACCAGAACGTAAATCATTATAATGATCTGGATTCAATGCATCCTTAACAGATGCCAATCTGGCCATAGTTCTAGTAAAACTACCGTTATCAATTTCTTTACCAGTTTCTTGACCCATTGTAGCGGCATCAAGTTCGTTAATAGCTTCGGGCCCGTTTTCAGCAATCGCTCGTAGACGATTTAGCACATTGCCCATGTTAAAATTATTGCTTTCAAAGCTCATGTTATTCTCCATCAGTTAAGTTTATTTATCTGGATAAATATTATCGAGGGCCAAATAATCGTGCGTAAACAAACTAAAAGTCTATTAGAAGAAATAACCAATATTGTACCGCAAAGGGACAGGGAAAGCTTTGTGGAAAATAAAGCCGTTAATGTTATTGCCAGTACAAAATATCTAGTAGAATATATACAGGAAAACTTTACTAAAGATCAAAGTGACGACCTGCTTAAAAGACTGTTTAACAGCCTTAAAACAGGCGATGAAATGAAGTTTCGCCGGGGCATTAAGCAAATAAAAGAATCCAAAAATGACTGAAGAATTTGATCAACTTGAAGGTTGGGATCTAATGATCGAAAGCCGTCAATATAGAAATATAGCCGCCGTACATAAAATGAACCTGCGTAGTGTAAGCGACTTTGCTTTTCTAGATTTAATATCTTTATACATATTAAACAATGAATACGAAACTGCCAGTGTTGCCCGCACATACGCAGATAAAACAATGAGTTATCGTGGATTTAACAAGGCAAGACTAAGTGGCACAGATTTGTATGTTAGCCTTAACATATTGTCTACACCAGAAAGTCCTTTTTCATCTAAAATTCATCAAAATCCAGAAGCAGATAACATATTAAGAAGTAAGTTAAAATTTCATACACCTACAATTAAACGTTATTTAGACCTATTGGCAGACAATAAAATGTCCAGTGACGATGCAGCCACTTTGTTTTTACGCATGGAAAAACAATTTAACATAACAGACAGCAAGTTAAAAAGTATACGACGTTTAGCGCAGGACTGGCCTGCATTAACTACTATGCAACGTGAGTTAGTAGTGACAAGAATGCTACAGTATTATCATAGATATGCAAGACAAAGTGAAATGGCAGTGTTCTTAGAAGATTTAGGCAAGACAAAAGGCTACAAACTAAATGTACACAGTGAGCCAGATGCAGAATTAACTAATTTAGGTTATGGAGAAAAGCACGGCCTGGTTAAAAACGTATTAGCACCACTGGCAGCAGGTTATGCGGCTTATAAGTTTATGAGGCTATTTGGGCCCGGTAAGGATAAATAAACATAAGAAAGTTAAGTTTTGGAAAACTAACTATTCGAAATTTTAGGAGAAATCAAATGGCATTAGTATCAGTAAGAAACGCGGCTCCATTCTCAGCAATCGGTCGTACAGTTTTCATTAAGTCTTTCTCAAAGACAAACATCACACAAAGTGAATTAAACTTGATCGTTCAAGAAGTTGCGTTAACTGCAACAGTTACAGCTATCGGCGCTTTTGACGCTGGTGTTAGCGATGTTGTTAACATGATCATTGAAGGCGCAGACGTTACAACTATCACTTCAGTTGGTAGCGTTACAGTTGCAAACGTAGCATTTTAATTTAGTGTAACCCTTTCGGGATGGGAAGGCCGCTGTTCGCAAGATCAGCGGTTTTTTCTTTTGTTTTTATAGATAAGTAATAACAAAGTAGAAGGAGAGTCAAATGACTACAAGACATGCAACAGCAAGAACAGGTGAATTCATTGGTGGAAACATTGAATTTTTTACCTGCTATACACTGGCAGATATTACTGACACCGGTGTATATGATCCTGTGCAAGGAAAGACATACGAGCAAGCACAAAACTTAAATGCACTACTACAAGCAATTAGCCTGTGCAGTCAGCCTACATTGAGTAGTGTTGAAAAAATTATAGCGGCCGACATGGCAGATTATGAGTTTGGTTCAAATTTCACAGCCAATCATACAATTTGGGTGTTGCGATTCGTCAGTGAGCGAGTTGGCAGTATTACTACTGAAACATTGGTTCGAGACATCGATGGCTTGCCATTATATACAAATTTGGATGAAACTGCAACTTTTTCTCCAGAAGTATTTGAAACACAAGATAATGTAACTAAAAATATTTACTTTGTGAGAAACGATAATTTGTGATTTAGATAAATACTTGTTTACATAAAACTTTGGCACCTTTCCGGCATTTTTTGGCTTTTTAAAATAATAATATCTCTAACAAGAATGGAAGCAAAACTTAAAAGGAGAAGTGCCAGATGGCCACGCAATTAGAACGAATAGCAGTAGTTGAGACTAAAGTTGACTCAATGATTGAATGTATAGATGAAATAAAAGTCAGCGTAAAAGACATGCATGATTGTCTGGATAACACCAGGGACATATTAAAAGAACAGTTGGACAAGATGTATGAAGCCAGTTCTGCTCAACATGCCGACATGGCCGCTAAAATTTCAAGTCTTGAAAAACTTCGCGACAAATGGAGTTATATTATAGTGGGTGCAACAGGTGCAATAGGATTAATTTCAGGATTAGCGTCAGCACATTTAGATAAGATATTGACTCTTTTAAAATGATGGACTTCGAAGTTATAGTTGAAGATTCTGACGGCTTATTGGTAGAAGCCAAACGAGTATGGGCTAAACGTGGTAAGAAATTAAAACGTATGATTCGTTGTACCAGTGGTAAGAAAAAAGGTCGTACAGTGGCCAATGCCAGTGCTTGCAGTAAAGCTATAAATGTTAAAAAGAGATTTATGATGAAGCGTATTAGAAAGCGTTTCAATGCCAAGATAGTAAGAAAGAGTAAGAGAACTAAACAATTTAATCCTTTGAGTAAACGATTAAAAAGCTTAAATACAGTAACAAATAAGAGGTAATATATGGATCAAGATCGTAGTTTAAAAGATTTAATAAGATTTTTGGACCCAAGTGGGGACATAAGCGATGCTGACATTGCTGAACTTACCAGTAACTTAAAATTTACAGAAGTGTTAGATCTGATCAGTAACGTAGGTAAAGATGATTTAGAAGCAGCCAGAAATATCTTAAACAACTACGATGAAAGATTTAATGTAGCAAAAGAATATACAGCAATGCCAACTAAACCTGCTGGCAGCGGATTTAAACCAATTAAACCACAAGGCACTGTGGGACAATTACCTAGTACTGCACCAGCTGCCGGCCAAACAAACAGTACCAATCAAAATGAATTAGACAGTGAAGACCTAACAGGTATGTTAGATGATCCTTCAAATCAAAATAATCCGGACGTTAAACAAATTAAAAATTTGCTACAACGTCTACAGCAAAGATGAAAATAAACGATATTATCAGTGAATCGTACAGTGGCTATTCTGGTCATAATAAAGAGTATGGTTCTGTCAAACGTGGCACATTGGATCAGTCTATTCCGAATGCCATGATTGAGCCACAGTTAAGAAACACTGATACATATATGCAAATGCGCTATGGTATTGCCTTGGCAGCCGCAGCCGCACAAGGCGGAGAAGAGTTTGAACAAGAAAGTGCATGGGCAGAAAATATTGGACTGGTTGGTTATACTGATGCAGAAGTGGCACAGATCAAAGCCGCAGATAAACTAATGGGTGTTAACAGTATCAATATTAGTAGTAAAGGCAGTCAAGAAAGACCCGATACCAATACTAAGAGTGCTGTGGCATCAGGATGGAAGAAGTTTGCAAAATGAAAATAGGTGAACTAGTCTCAGGCCTGCGCTACATGGTGACCAATGAACAGCGCCAATTAATCAACAAACTAAAAGAAAACAACATAGAGCGCCACGATTTAGAAGAACGCGAGCAATATGTAGCAGAACAAATGACCAGATCTGGTCTAATAGATAGAAATTATAATGAAGAATCGCAAACAGTCGTCTACAGCTTACCCAAAAGATAAAGTATCCATTGCTAATTTGTCTAGCAGAATGTCAAATTTGATAGAGGGTTCTATACCTGACAATTTAATGGGCATGTTGGTTACTGCCAAAGAGTTAGAAAAATCAGTATTATTTTATGACCGATGGCAGCTAATAGTTCGAGAAAAATACAATTACGATATTTTTGACAATAGAGCCGGGGAAATCATATATGATGAAATAGCATTGTTTTCCAATGCTGTAAAAATCATTTATCAATTGAATAAAAAAATAACTACTGCAAGTCCGTTAGATAAAATATTTTACGAATTAGATCAAGAATACTACAGATGTTGGCACGATCTAAACATGTATAAGAAAAAAGTTAAAGAAATCAAAGATAATGACTTAAAAGAACTTTTTTCGCTTAGAATGATAGACAGTCAGTACAGACTGCAAGAGATTAAAATGAGATTATCTAAACTAGATTGATAAATACATTAAAGGATACCACTATGAATACCTCAGAAATTTTTAACCCAGCACACCGCAAACAGCGTGTAGTTGAGAACTTTTTAAACAGCCATTTCGGCTTAAAACTACAAGCACGTGGCGACGTTGTGCAAGTACAAACATTGATTAGTAAATTAATCAACGAAAATACTGTATTAGCCAGCAAAGTAGTTGACTATCAAAATAACAGTCAATATGTTAAGAACACTATGATTCTTGAAGCACTACGCCAAGTTCTTAAAGAAATTGGTCCAATGCGTACACGTCGCCGTGTCAACGAACAAAGCGGTGAAGATTTGGCCCAAGCTGAATTAATTCTAGTTGCACAAAACATGGTTGAAAAACTACAAGGCATGGCTGAAGATGTTGCCAAAATGCAAACAGACGAACTAATGCCCTTAGTAGAAAAAATGAAAGTTACTTTTAGCCAAGACCAAGGCCAACAGTTTGATCAAAGTGCAGATGAAACATTCAGTACATTGTTAGATGCGGTTAAGGCAGCCAAAGAAGCACTAAGCAGTGCAGTTGGTGTGCTACGTGGCGAAGCTCCTGCAGGTCCAATGGGCGGCGACGAGTTTGGCAGCGATCAGGGTGACATGCAACCAGAACTGCAAGACACAGGCGATGAATTTGGTACAGCTGATGCCAGCGCCGGTGAGCCAGAATTACCAACAGGCCGAGAACTAAAATAATGCGTTTATTTGAATTAGTTGATAGTGATCAAGGACTACTTGAGTTACTAAAGCCGATTTTAATTCGTGCCAAAGCAGAAGGTGCAACGTCTATTGACATGAATCAACTAATCAACGACATGGGCGAGGACAATAACATTAGTCCTGAGTTTATGATAGACATTTTAAATAGACACAGAGAACAACTTAAAAATCTTATTGTCAAAGCAGACGTAGACAACGTGGTCATTAATAATGGTCAAAAGACTAAATCAATGACCACCAAGCACGATCAAAGTGATAAAAAGATAAAAGACACTGCTCTTAGACAAGCATTGGATGGATTAAAATTATGAATAATATAATGTTAACCGCCGCACAGGCCAGAGCTAAGACACAAAACGACAATGTTATTTTTAATGAAATTCGCGACATTGAAGATGCCATTTTAACCGCAGTAGATAACGGTAGTTACGATGTTAAAATAGCTGGCACTACAATGACTGCCACAGTAAATACTGGCACTGCTCCGACCCCACGAAGTGTAGCTAGAATTTATTTCAATGTTTGGCAAGGCACAACAGACGATAGAGCCAAATTTATTCAAATGGCAAAAATTGTAACTTATTTTACCGATTTAGGTTACACAGTTGACAGACGAACCAACAGCGAAACTGGTGATACTTTTACTTGGTTAATATACTGGTAGACTTTGTTGATAAACTAGTGTATACTATACACTATGCTATTAAATCCCCGATATCAATATAAAACGCTCGAAAGAGCAGAAGTAAATGGCCGCCGCCTTTACGACACTCCTGGTGGCAAAGTTGCCAGTGTAACAACAATATTAGATGCCACTAAATCTGAAGAACAGAAGCAGGCCTTGGCCAATTGGAAAAAAAGAGTTGGTGCCGCAAAAGCACAAGAAATTTCAACGGAAGCATCCAGTCGTGGTACACGTATGCACAAGTGGTTGGAAAATTATATAAAAACCGGCGAAACCGGAGAGCCTGGCTCTAACCCTTACAGTATTCAAAGTCACACCATGGCCAAGACAATCATTGAACAAGGACTAGTAAATTGTTCAGAAGCTTGGGGCACTGAAGTACAATTGTATTTTCCAGGTTTATATGCAGGCACTACAGACTTGGTGGGAATTCACAGCGGTGACGAAGCCATCATGGATCACAAACAAACCAACAAACTTAAAAAGAAAGAATGGATCGAAGATTATTTTGTTCAAACTACTGCCTATGCACTGGCGCACAATGAAGTTCACGGAACCAAAATTCGCAAAGGTGTTATTTTTATGTGCAGTGCAGATAATATCTATCAAGAGTTTATTATTGAAGGCAACGAATTCGATCACTATAGTGAACTGTGGGCCAGGCGTGTTGATCAATTCTATAGATAAATATACTTACTATGACAAATCCAACCTTAGAAACAATAGTAGCCAAGCTACAAGTTAGACGCGGAGCTCTTGACGATCTTCCTATTTTAGATCCAGGCGAATTAGGCTATGCTACAGATGTTCGCAGACTGTTTATTGGCAACGATCCAGTAACGTTTGTAGGCAATGGCTCTACTACCAGATTTACAATCAGAGACAGTTCTATTATTCCTAGTCAGTTGTCTATATTAGTTGACCTAAATTTAGTGGAAACAGGTATAGAATATTCTGCCGATGGCTGTGATATTGTGTTTGCAACAGCACCTGCAAATAATGCAATAATCACTGTGGGTTTTAATACAGAAATAAAAACTCGAAATAGCGATCATATTCTTCAGTACGAACGTTTAGATTTAGATTCTAGCGTAACAGATGCTGACACAGGTTTAGACTTTCTAATTGGCGGCCCTTTAGGCAACAATACTGCCAGTATAGAATATAGTTTAAAAGATGGCAGCGGCTCTTTAAGCGTGGGTAATATGACTATTGTTACAGACGGTACAGTTGCTATTGTCAACGACAGCGGTACAAGTACTACCAATAGCGGAATCAGTTTTAACACTCGTATTGTTAATCAACGTTTGTATTTGACTTACAACAACACTTCGATTTATCCTGCACATTTTTATTATAGCATCAGACTGTGGAACACAATTTAACTGTTTGGTACGGCACAACCACCGAAAAGATTTTATCTTGGAGACAGCTTAGGCAGGAATTAATTGGCAAGCCGCAAGATGAAATCATTAAGAGTGTCAACGATTGGTGGACTTATAGTTTTTGGGTTAAAAAAACAATAGATCCTTACAATCACTCTTCTTGGCCCACACCGTGGGAATTACTAGAGCGAGGAGAATTTTGTCGCAGTGCAATTGCCTTGGGACAAGCATACACTCTTTGGTTAACAGCTGAACCTAATACAGAAATTGAATTATGGTTGATCAACAACTTCAGTGAAAAAGATATTCATCTAGTAGTAGTTATTGATCAGATACATGTACTAAATTATACCATGGGACAGGCACTGACCATTGACAAATGCAACTTTGAACTGTTAAGTAAGATCACCAAACTGGACTTGGCACACATTAAAATATAACAGAATTATTACATAGACATAGTAAATAACAACTCGTACAAAAAAATAAGGAAAAGAACTAATGATAAGCACTGGCAAATCTATAACTGTCTATAAAAGAAACGGAACTAAAGAACAACTAACTTTAGAAAAATGGCAAAACCAAATAGCAAAAGTATGTGCAGGTATAGCAGATGTTAGCCAGAGTATGATAGAAATTAAAGCACAGCCGCATTTTTATGATGGTATCAGTACACGTGAAATTGATAATATTACTCTACGTGCCATAGTGGATCTAATTGACGTAGAAACACACACTGATTTAGGACACACTAACTATCAATACGTAGCAGGCAAGCAACGACTAAGCATGTTACGCAAGGATGTATACGGTTCTTATCAAGTGCCTCATCTTTTTTCTATTGTAAAAAAGAATATTGAAATCGGCCTGTATACTCCTGAATTACTTGAATGGTACACTGAAGAAGACTGGAATCGAATGAATGACATGCTAGAGCATGACAAAGACGAACAGTATAGTTATGCTGCCATCGAGCAGTTAATTGAAAAATATTTGGTACGTAATCGTGCCACAAAGGAAATTTATGAAACTCCACAAATTAGATACATGGTCGCGGCCGCTACTGTATTTCACTCAGAAGAACCGAACTCAGCGAGAATGCGATTCATTAAAGAATATTACCAAGCAGCCAGCGACGGGTTATTCACCCTTGCAACACCAGTACTTGCCGGCTTGGGAACGCCTACTAAACAATTTTCGAGTTGCGTTCTTATTCGCTCGGATGATGATCTGGACAGCATTTTCGCGTCCGGGGAAATGATGGCCAAGTATGCCAGCAAACGTGCAGGCATTGGTTTAGAAATTGGACGACTACGTCCATTAGGTAGTCCCATCCGTGGTGGTGAGATTATGCACACAGGGATGATACCTTTCTTGAAGAAGTGGTTTGGTGACCTGCGTAGTTGCAGTCAGGGAGGTATTCGTAATGCAAGTGCTACTGTATTCTATCCTATTTGGCATCATCAGTTTGATGATCTTATTGTTCTTAAAAACAACCAAGGAACCGAAGAAACCCGAGTCCGTCATATGGATTATGGGGTTGTGCTTAGTGCTTTCTTCTGGAGACGATTCAAAAACAAACAAGACATAACATTCTTTGATCCCAATGAAGTGCCTGACCTGTATCAAGCATTTTATAGTAATACAGCATTATTTGAAGAACTTTATGTTAAATATGAAAATACTCCCAGCCTACGTAAAAAGACCATGGCCGCAGAAGATGTGTTCAAAGGCGGCATCTTAAAAGAAAGGACAGATACCGGACGTATCTATCTTGTGTTCATTGACAATGTTATGAAGCAAGGACCATTCGATCCTGAGTATCATACAATTTATCAAAGTAATTTATGCTGTGAAATATTATTACCTACTAAATCTTTTAAGCGTCTTGATGATGCTGACGGCCGCATTGCTCTTTGTACGCTCGGCAGTATCAACTGGGGAGCATTCCGCAATCCAGAAGACATGCGCCGTGCTTGCCGCATTTTACA